GGGATTCCGGAGAAGTTTATTCCTGATGCTGCTCCTGAAGACCACGACCCGATAGAGGCAGCTGTGGGCATCGTGAAGGGCTACTTCGACAGCGAAGAGAAGCCTGTTCCTCCGTCCCTCTCGCACGGCGGGAATAGTGCCTTCTACGCCCCTGCGAAGGACTCCATCCGGATGCCTGAGATGGGACAGTTCACGGGAGCTGACGAGTACTACTCGACCCTCTTCCACGAGATGGGTCACTCTACAGGGTCCAAGGACCGCCTGAATCGCAAGTCCCTTCAGGATGTCAACAGCTTTGGGGACCACGCCTACAGCCGGGAGGAGCTGGTAGCTGAATTCACAGCTTGCTTCCTCTGCGGGGACGCTGGAATCGAGGATACACGGGAGAATTCTGCCGCCTATCTTCGGAATTGGATTGGGAAGCTGGAGGATGACCCCAAGCTGCTCATCCAGGCAGCTGCACAGGCTACCAAGGCAGCTCGTTACATCCACGGGGACCGTCCCCAGGAGGCCAGCCAGAAGTAACCACTAGCCGAAACTGGGGGACCTCCACGGGTCCCCTAGTCCTGCCGGGAATTGTCTCCCGGCGGCTGACGAGGCAGACTCCTTACTCAAACTCAAAACTAAAACCATGTACGACTGCGAACATTGCGAACGCCCCGTCCGGATGACCTACGCCGATTCCCGCCGGAGGTGGGAACATGAGCTGGATTTTATGACCGATAACTACACGCCTATTCCGGGGGACCGGGATGCCTACGGCGAATGCGAGGAAAAGGTCCATGCTGAGGAGAAGTCTCTGGAAAGCTGCTCCTTTCCCGTTCAGAAAAGGGACATGGAGCTGCTCCTCTTCATGCTGCAAGACCGCCTAGTGAACGACTTCAATTCAGAGTCCCTTCCAGTCGGGATGGACTGCGGGACAGCTGACATCATCTGCGAAGAACGCATGAATTCCATCAGGCAGACTCTCAGGCTCATTGCCAACCTCAAGGCATCCTTAGCGGATACAGCCTGAAGAAAATTAATTCCTAACCCCATCAACAGTCATGACTTACAAACTTCCCAAAATTTTTCTGGAAAAGAGGGAAAATTATGGTAACTTGGTGTCGATGACAACATCAACCTCGCCCCATAGGGCAACAGCCATGAAGAATAAATTCAAGAAAGACTTAGGCGGAAGGGAAGCTTACTTCTCCTGCCGCTTCAAGAAAGACCTAGCGTCGGATTGCGTCATGAGAGCAATCGCCATCGCAACAGGCATCGACTACCTCACCGTGTGGACTGACCTCTTCGCCCGTGGGCTGAAGCTGGGAATCCTCCCGAATGACAAGCGATGCTACGAGCCATACCTGGAGAGCCACGGGTGGGTCAGGCATTCTCCTCTTAAGAATGCGGCGGGGAGGAAGTACCGGGTCCACCAGTTTCCTTCCGGTCAGACAGCCATCATCAAGACAACCCGACACCTCACCGCCCTAGTGAACGGTGAAGTACGGGACTCTTGGGACTGCCGTGCGTGGGCGGCGAATTCTTACTACACCAACTCCAAGGAGCAGCAGTCATGAGCATGAACTAACTAGTCGAAACCTCCCTCCGGGGAGGTCGTAGGGAACCCGGTCCTACCCTGCCATTGACGAGACAGGACTGATTAACAACACGCAGACCCAGGAGGGTCACAGTCATGAACGCACTTAACATTCTTAACCCGGACAGCTCAAGCGAGACTGTCACTCCCGCAAACCCAGTCAGAGTCGGTGACATCAGCTGTACTGAGTACGAAAACAGCTACAACCACAGTCAATCGGTGACCTTCAAACTCGAAGGGATAGACAACGACAACCGCTACGGCCGCCCCATGCTTTTCGTCAGGTGGAATCCCGCCCATGACGAGGGAGACAGGCTCTCCTTCCTCGTGAAAAACGGACCTACAGTCAAGCTTGGAGAGGAGGACATGGAGCTGGACCCCACCGACGAAGATGGTGTCTCCTCAATCGACGAGATGCTGGAGACTTCCCTTCACGACATCAGGGGTAACTTCCTCATCTTCAAGAGGAATATTCAGTCAGTCCACGGATTCATCAAAGACATTCAGGCTTTCTTGGAAAGAGAGCAAGCTGAGAAGCTTGGTCTTCCTACTTGGAAGACTTGGATTGGAACCGAAGGTGTGTTTGCTGTTCATGGCATCGACACCGAAGACGAGGATGATGACCCCATCAACCACGAGTGGACCTCTCCTAATCACGAGGACTTTGTAGATTACTTCGCCGACGATAGTGGTCTTCCGAATGGACAGTCAATCATCGAGGAAGCTACTGCCAGAGCTGCTCGTGAAACCCTCAAGGAATCTCTGAAGAAAGACATCGAATCTGGCTTGGCTCCGATGGTGGACCAAGCTGTTCGTGCCAAGGCTTTCTTGCTCCGCAAGCTGAAGTCCAGCATGACGATTGAAGACGAGATGGCTGACTGTTCAGCGTCTGAGCTTCTGGACCGCCATTCCGGTGACGGCATCAGGGATACGGCAAGCCGATTGGAAGGAGTCGGTGTCGCCATCGGTTCCTATACGAAAGGGGCTGGGATGGGGACGATTGACTGGACCTTCGACTTCAAGTACAAGGGAGACGAGTACGAAATCAAGTCCCTGCGTAGTCTCGTGATGGACCTTCGGAAAGCTGAAGCCGCACGGGAAAGGTGGGGCAACCACAAGTCCTCTCTCGCTTCCCGTTTGGCAAGCGTCATCAGGGACAGGGTGGAGGAGGAGGTCATCGCCAACAACGATGCCTACGCCACGCTCCGCAAGACGGAGGACAACGACTGAGTAGACCCTCCGCTCTTTGATACGACTATCGTCACAGGCCCGGTGGGAGCCTGACCCAATCCCACCACCAAATCACCGAAGCTTTCCCGGTTAGCGAAGGCAACACTTAACAACGATTGACGAGGTAATTCTGATGGAAGATAGACAACTCACTCTCCCTTTCCCTGCGGTGAATGAAACCATCGCTTCAGACCTGTTCTTTAACTTTGACCACACGGCACTAGGCGTGCCTGCCATCGAGCTTGACCCCGACCACCCGGAAGGGGGGACTCTGAAGCAGGTCGCTACAGCGTTCGCTGAGACCTTCAAGGACTTGGGCTACGACGCTGAGTGGTACATCAAGAACTTCAACGAGCGTATCTGACCCTCGTGTTCAGGCCCGGTGGGAGCCTGTCCCAATCCCACCACCCAACACTCAACTCCGAAAATAATAATCAGCCATGAACACTCTCGAAAAATGTGGATGGAAACGCTGCCGTCAGGCAGGTAACGATTGCTCCGTCATCGGAACCGATGGTCGGACCTACGACTTCTGCTCCAAGCACTACAGCTCCCTTTGTAGATTGCCTGGACGGATGACTGAGCAAGCAACTCAGGTCGCCAAGCCAAGGAAGGAGGGGACACGATGAGCAAGCTAAGGGACTACAGAAAGAAAGGCGATTACACTCCCGCCAAGCCAAGGATGTCTTGCCCCTTCTGCCAAAGCTCCGACATAGGGGTAAGGGTTTGGTCTACTGAGCAGGACTCCTACAAGCATTGGCATCCCGACCACCCCCATGTTTCTAGTTTCCGTGAAGCGGGGATGATTCTAGAGGGAGAGGACCTTGACTGCCTGAGGTGGCAATGCGAAGAGGTGTTCCCCCTTGAGGATTGCGAGTTTTATATGCCGGGGGAAATCTACTGCGAGAGTTGCGGTGTCCGAAGGACGGCGAAGGAAAAACAGGACGGTTCCTGCGGCAACTGCGGAGGGGAGGGCGGAGCATGACCGCCTTCATAACCAAGTCAGTCTTTGAAACCTTCGCAGCTCTGAAGTGCGGTGCTTGCCACGGGAGTGAAGACCCCGGCGAGGCACGGGATGGAACGGGGGATGCCTGTCGGATGTGCGATGGGAACCTGACCCTTCCGATTCCCGATGCGTACATCGAGAATACTTTGAGGGAAGCTGACAAGACCGGAGCCTTCGATAGCTGGTACGGGTACAACGATGAAACCTGGAGCATCAGAGATTTCGAGAGGGCTGGGATTGTCGAGGAGCTGGTGCGGAACACCATCGACATTGAGTTTGATTACTCTCCGATAGATGACGGGGAGGATGGCTTCGAGATTACAGAGGTGACCCTCGTGGACAACGCGGGAGACCTTGAAGACCTGTTGACCGACGAGAGGACCCGTGACCTGTTCGTCGCCAGCTTCACGAAAGAGTTTCAAGAAGTAGCTGCCGACCATTGGGCAGAAGTAAAGCTTGAACAGCAATACCCGACGGACTAGGGTGTCCGAAGCAGAATGACTACAGCCCAAAAAATACTAAGGACTAGAAGGACCGTGTTCTTCTCTGTCCTCCTGGCATTGGTGGTGCTTGTCTCCTTCTGTTCAATGATTGGAGAGGGTGAAGAGGTAACGGCATTCCATGACTCCCTCCTGTCGGAGCTTCGCTGCTCTGTCGTTGACGAGAATGCTGTCGTGTCACTCACCGGGCGATTGAAAAATGAGCCGACTGTGTTTCTGGACTGCTCAGACCGTAAGGATGAGCAAGGGGGTTTTGATTTAGTTCCCCCTATTCATGGTCCAGATACCCTCTCCATTCATTCCCTCCTGACTGCCATCAGAACCGTGGAGTCAGGGGGCAACGACAACTGCAAAGACGGGGACGGAGGCAGAGCCATCGGTCCCTTCCAAATTCACCGGGATTACTGGATAGACAGCCGGGTCCCCGGAGACTACGAGGACTGTCGGGACCGTGGCTACGCTGAACGGGTAGTCGAGGCGTACATGAAACGCTGGTGTCCTGAAGCGTGGGATTCTCGTGACGCGGAGACCATTGCCAGAATTCACAACGGTGGTCCCAAAGGCCATCTCAAAACTAGCACAAAAAATTATGCGGGAATGGTGCTAAGCCTACTCGCCCTGAACCCATGAGCATTAGACAACGAGGCAACAGCTGGCAGGTGGATGTGTACAGTCCGACAGGCAGCAGGTATCGCAGACAATTCACGGAGCGTGACGCTGCGGAGACTTGGGAGCTGAAGACCAAGCTTGCGTTCACGGAGGGCAACCCTCTTCCGGATGCCAAGTTTGCTGGTCCTCCTCCTCCCACCACCCTGGAAGAGCTAATCGCCAGGACTGCCCAGAAGTACTGGAAGGATGCCAAGTCCTGGGACACCATCAAGTGTAATCTCAACACGCTCACCTCCTTCTTCGGGAAGGACCGGAAGCTTGAGGACATCGACAACGATGCCGTCGAGATGTTCACCGTTCACCTGGAGGATGAGAAGAGGTATCCACCAAGCACCATCAACAGGAAGCTTGCCGTCCTGTCTCGTGTCCTGGTCTATGCGGAGAGGCGGGGATGGATTGCCAACAAGCCAGCCATCGACAGGAAGAAAGAGGAGTACTCAAGGGTACGCTTCTACTCTCTGGATGAGCGGAATGAAATCGAGAGTGCGTTCAGAGACCTGGACCTTCCGGAGTATGCCAACCTGTTTCTCTTCCTGTGCGATACCGGATTGAGATTGGGTGAAGCTCTCGACCTGAGATGGGTGGACTGCGACAACGGACGGGTCACCATCTGGCAGCATAAAGGTTCCAAGCCTGGAGCTGTGCCGACTACCAAGAGGGTGGATTCCATCCTGGCTCAGAGGACCCTGGAGTGCGGGAACCTTGAAGGACCTTGGGCAGACATGACCAAGCACACGGCACGGTACGCATGGAGCAAGGTGCGGTCCAAGCTAGGGAAGGGGGATGATTCATCCTTCGTCTGGCACACCTGTAGGCATACATTCTGTAGCCGATTGGTACAGGCAGGTGTCCCCTTGAAATCTATTCAGGACCTCGCACGGCATCAAGCTGTGGAGACCACCATTCGTTACAGCCATCTCGCCCCCAAGGATTACGAGTCGGCAATCGCAACCTTGGAGGACGAGGGTGGTAGCGAAGAGTAACTTCCTGGCTTCCATCAAGGAGAAGACGAAGGCCAAGTACTGGGCAAGCGTCAACAAGAGACTGGAAGTAGAGAAGGAGACCGACACCAGCGTCGGCAGACTCCTGGTCAAGCACACGGTGGGTCTATTGAGAGAGCATCTTGACCCGTGGTTGGACCACGCTGTCAAGTCTCCTGGTCGTAGGCATTCAGCTGTCGATGTGTTCTCCCTCATCGATGACCCTGACCTGCTTGCTGTCCTGATTATCAGGGCGATACTTGATGGGGTAAGTCAGCCCCGTCCCATGACTAATCTTGCTCTCCGTGTTGGGACTGCCATCGAGCAGGAAGCACGGATGAGAGAGGTGAAGACCACGCACCCGGAGATGTACAAGACTCTAAGGAAGATGATGTACTCGAACAGGTGCGAGGATAGACAGGCCAAGTGGGTACTCAGCGGATTGAAGGAGCTGCGAGGGATTACCATTCCTCGTCTCCCTTCCGACACCAGACTTAGAGCTGGGCTGGTGGCCCTTGACCTGTTCGTTCAGTCCACCGGATTGGTGGAAGTCACAAAGGAAAAGCGGGGGAAGAAACTGGTGCGACTAGTGAGTGGCTCTGATGCTTTGGTGACATGGCTGTCTAAAGCTCATGAAGCTCACGAGCTGTTGCGTCCTCTCCTTCCTCCGATGACTTCACCTCCGGTGGATTGGACGGCTTTAGATGCTGGTGGGTACAAGTCTCTGCCCCTGACCCTGATTAAGAAAGCGAGACAAAAAATTTATGACGATATGAAAGCTCCGGCTGTCTACTCAGCCACGAACATCCTTCAAGCCACTCCCTTCACCATCAACGAGAAGGTGCTTGAGGTAATGACGGAGTGTTGGGAGAGGAGCCTGGAGCTTGGAGGGTTGCCAACAGCGGAGCTTATGCCCTTCCCTAACAAGCCATTGGATATCGACACCAATCCAGAAGCACGGAAAGAGTATGGAAGACAAGCGTCCTGGGTTCGCAGCTATAACAACGGGCAGAAGTCGAGAAGGCTACACATCGCCCAGCTTCTCAGCCTTGCCAACGAGTACTCAGGCTATGACATCTGGATGCCCGTGACCCTGGACTTCAGGGGTCGGATGTACAGCACACCCGGTGTCCTGAATCCCATGTCCAGTTCCTTTGCCAAGTCCCTTCTCCAGTTCAGTAAGGGTATGCCAATGCAGACTGATGCTGAAGATGGAGAGGAAGCCTTCCGGTTACATGGAGCCAACGCTTGGGGCCTGTCCAGGTGGGACATTGAGTCCCGCATTCAATGGACCCACGCAAATCAGGAAGAGATTGTTGCGTGTGCTAAGGACCCGTTCAGCTTTCAGTTCTGGATGCGAGGAGAGAAACCTTGGGAGTTCCTAGCTTGGGCATTCGAGTTCGCAGACTTTCTCAAAGTCGGGCGGGGGTTCCTCAACCACCTGCCAATCAGCGTGGACTGCTCCAACAATGGATGTCAGATTTGGTCCTTGCTCCTGCGGGATGAGAAAACTGCTGAAGCAACCAATGTCCTCGCCGGGGACTCGCCACAAGACCTCTATCAGCTCGTAGCTGATGCTGTAATCTCCGCTCTCGATGGTGACCATTCTGAATTCGGTTTGATATGGAGAAATTCTGGGCTGGTTGACAGGTCTCTGGTCAAGACAGCCACCATGATTATTCCCTACTCCGCCACCCTACAAGGAATGGGGGAGGCAGTACATACATCCATGCTGAGTAAGGCGGGAGATTCTCCTCTTCCTCCTTGGTCCAACCGACGAGCTGCCTACTACATGGCTGGACTGATACGGGAAGCAGCTTATGACATCATCCCAGCGGTGCTGAAGGGCATGACTTGGATGCGTGATGTGACAGGAATCTGTGCCGACAATTCGATTCCTCTTGAATGGACTTTGCCTACTGGGTTCAGGGTAGTCAACGACTACCGCAAGCCTCGTTACAAGTCTGTTCAAACTTGGATGGGGGAGGCGTACACAACCTCCACCATTGCTTCACCTTCCAGGCAACTAGCCAAGGGTAGGTGTAGGCAGACTGTGACTGCTAACTTCACACACTCGTGTGATGCTGCGGTCCTTCATAACACCATAGTCAAGGCCCACGATTGTGGAGTGTCCTCCTTCGCAGTAGTTCATGATTCCTTCGGGACCCATGCTCTCAAGGTGGACACTCTTCAAAGGTCCTTGCGTTCTTCCGTTGCCCAGCTATTTAGCCACGATTTGCTCAACGACATTCGAGAGCAAGCCATGTCCCTACTGCCCGACAAGGTAGAGGTCCCTTCGCCACCTTTGGTGGGGGACCTGGATGTGAGCTGCGTAACAAACTCAACATACTTTGCCTCTTGAGGTAAGACCCATGAAACTTAAAACGATTACGACACCAATTGGAACGGCGGTTTATCCCTGGCTCAACGAGCCGGATACAAAGTTTGAATCGCAACGAGCTAAGGGCGGGGAATTCCATGTGAATGTCCGTCTTGTAGAAACAGATGCCACTCCCCTGATTAAAGAATTAGAGGACACCCTGAAAGAATGGGTGAAGGTAAAGAACCAGGAGCAGAAGGATGCTAAGAAGAAACCTTACGCAGCCTTCGGAACCAAGCCCTGGAGAGAAGTCCTGGATGATGAAGGCAACCCCACCGGAGAGTGGGATGTCATCTGTAAGCTAGGCAAACAATGGACTGACCGGGATGGCAACACCCGTGAAAATAAGATTGCGTTCCGTGATGCTGCGATGTCTCCCTTCACACCGGATGACATCATCGGTTCCGGCTCACGCATTCGAGTTAACTTCAAAGTCAGAGGATGGGCCAGCCCACTAGGTGCTTGTCTGGCCTTTGACATCGTGTCGGTCCAGGTAGTGGAGCTGAATGCTATGGCAGGAGGCGACACCACTTTTGGATTCGAGCCAACCACAGGATTCATTGCCATTACGGAAGAGGGCGACGGGCCTTCTGAAGATGTAACCGCAGCAGAAGCAGCTGACGGCGATTTCTAGTGGAGTGGATTAGGCTGCGTCTGATGATTAATCCTGTACCTGCGTCACGCCCACGGTTCTTCCGGAGAGGTAAGTTCACGGGAACCTACCATGCTCCCAAGTACAAGCACTTCTTGTACGAAGAGGGACCGTTGGCATTGAAGGCAGCGATGGAGAAGCTGAAAGACACCAGCCTATTCCCAATCGAATCTCCCGTAGAAGTGAGGGCAGTCTTCAAAGTCCAGAAGCCAAAGACTACGAAGCTGCCCCACCCACGGGGGGACGCAGACAATTACATGAAAGCGTTAGGGGATTTGCTTCAGCCAACGGTGGTCGCTGATGACAAACATATCCATACATTTTGTGCCACTAAGGAATGGACGGAGAACCAGCCATGCATCGAAGTGAAGCTGAGACTTCTAGCTTTGTAAGACACGAGCCTTGTCCTGGCTGTGGGTCGAAAGACAACCTAGCTAGGTACACGGACCATGCCTACTGCTTTGGGTGTGGTTACCAGGAACAGGATGGAAAGAAAATTGTGAACAAGGAATTAAAAAAGAAAGGAGGATTCATTGAGTATGAGTTCCGTCCTCTAACTAAGAGGAAGCTGAAGGAAGAGACTTGCCGCAAGTGGGCGTATGGTCTTGGTACTTACAAGGGTAAGACAGTACAGGTAGCTAACTACCGAACTCTTGATGGGAAGCTGGTAGCTCAGAAGCTGCGGTTCCCCGACAAGACCTTCACGATTGTGGGGGAAAGCAGGAAGGTATCCACTCTCCTCTTCGGGTCCCATCTCTGGGCTGAAGGGGGAAAGATGTTGGTCATATGTGAAGGGGAGCTTGATGCCCTAAGTACCAACCAAGCACAGTCGTTGAAGTGGCCGTGTGTCTCCGTTCCTAATGGAGCAGCGGGAGCGTCGAAGGCAGTAGCAGCCAACATCGAATGGCTTGAGACCTTCGAGTCGGTTGTCTTCCTGTTCGACCAGGACGAACCTGGACAGGAAGCAGCCAAGGAGTGTGCCGAACTGCTCACCCCCGGCAAGGCTCGTCTTGCTTCCCTTCCCTTGAAGGACCCAAGCGAGATGCTTGTTGATGGACAGGGAGCTGCGATTGTGGATGCGATTTTTAGAGCCAAGCCTTACAGACCTGATGGGCTGGTGTTCGGTGAGGACCTATGGGAGAAGATAAAAACTAGAGAGAACCTGACCACCATGCCTTACCCGTGGGAAGGAATGAACACCATGCTTCATGGCATTCGCAATTCAGAACTGGTGGTCATCACGAGCGGAACTGGTATGGGTAAATCCTCCCTGTGTAGGGAGCTGGCTCACAGCTTGATTGTCCAAGGAGAGAAGGTTGGGTATATCGCACTTGAAGAGAGCGTGGTTCGTTCCGGTCTTGGGCTGGTGGGTATCAACATCAACAGACCTGTTCATCTTGACCACATCTTCGACACCGTTAAGGAAGAGGAGCTGAAGGGAGGGTTCGACAGGACTCTAGGTACTGGTCGAGTGATTCTCTATGACCACTTCGGGAGCATGGAGAACGATAGGCTGCTGAATAAGATTCGGCAGATGGTCAAGGGGTGTGGTTGCTCCTCCGTGTTCCTTGACCACCTATCCGTTGTTATCTCAGCCAATGAATCAGGGGATGAACGGAGAAGGATTGATTCCGTGATGACGAAGCTCCGCCAGCTTGTGGAAGAGATGAGAATATCTCTGTTCCTCGTCAGCCATCTTCGCCGGGGAGACGGTAAAGCTTTCGAGGAAGGAGCAAGAACATCCATCAATCACCTGCGTGGTAGTGCTGCGATAGGGCAGCTGGCCGACATCGTAATTGGTATGGAGAGGAACCAGCAGGGGGACAACGCTGATGTGTCCACCCTTCGCTGTCTTAAGAATCGCTATTCCGGGGACACCGGAATCATGTGCCGTCTCCGATACAACAGGGAGACAGGCCGACTTAATGAACTAGGAAACGAGGAGGAGTTCTGATGGGGAACTTAATAATAGACATAGAAACAGACGGGCTTCTTGAGGAAGCAACACAAATTCATTGTATAGCTGTGAGTAATGAGGCTGGGGATTACCAGAACCTGTACACCAAAGAGACCTTGAGAGACGGACTCAAGGAGTTAAGAGATGCTGACGGATTGGTCGGGCATAACCTACAAGGGTTTGACATCCCGGTGATTCAGAAGCTCTATCCGGATTGGAGACCTGACGGCATGGTGTTTGATACTCTCGTCCTGTCCCGTGTTGCTTACAGCAATCTAAAGGAGGAGGACTGGGCGAAAGGAGAAGAGGATGGGATACCCAAGCATCTCCGTGGTCGGCATAGCCTTGAGTCCTGGGGATACAGGCTTGAGATTCCCAAGGGGGAGTTTGCAAAGACTACTGATTGGTCCCAGTACACCGATGAGATGGGCGAGTACTGCCAGCTGGATGTGGAGATTACTCGTCGGTTGTACCACCACTTGATACCTCTCGTCCCTAGTCCAGCGTTGAGAATAGAACACGACTTCGCAGCTCTCATCGACAAGCAGGTATCCAACGGGTTCTGCTTTGATGTGGACGCTGCGGTCAGCTTGTACTCAGAGCTGTTGGTCCTGAAGGAAGGACTTGAGGAAGAGCTTCAATCTATCTTCCCTCCGCAAGAGATAAAGATGAAGACCTACCAGTACTGGGAAGACCCCGACACGGGAGACCAGTACCGCATAAAGGGGGAAGCGAAACCTGCGAAGGTACGCAACAGGTTGGTTCCCGGTCCTCGCAAGGTGAAGCAGGTTCCTTTTAATCCGGGTAGCCGTGTCCAGATTGCCCACGCTTTCGTCGAGAAGTACGGGTGGAAACCCAAGGAGTACACTCCGGATGGCAGAGCCAAGGTGGACGAGACCGTCTTAGGTTCTTTGGAGTACCCAGAGGCAGGGATTCTGGGCAAGTATCTTCTGGTTGCCAAGAGATTGGGTCAGCTTGCCGAAGGCAATGAAGCCTATCTGAAGCTGGAGAAGAACGGGAGAATCTATGGCAGGGTGAATCACAACGGAACGGTGACGGGACGCTGTACCCACAGCAAACCCAACGCCAGCCAATGCCCATCCACTAGGTCGCCCTACGGAGCGGAGTTCAGGTCCCTGTTTACCGTCCCCATTGGTCACCTGTTGGTTGGGGTGGACGCTAGTCAGCTGGAACTGAGGTGTCTCGCACACTACATGAACGATTCGGAATACATCGATGCCCTTATTAGTGGGGACATCCACACCACTAACCAAGAAGCAGCGGGGCTACCGACTAGAGACTTGGCTAAGGTATTTGCTTATGCCCTTATCTATGGAGCAGGAACCCACAAGCTGGGGAGTATCGTCGGAGGAGGGATGACAGAAGGGAGAGCTTTAAGGAAGAAGTTTCTCAAGAGTCTTCCCGCATTCGGGCGACTGATGGAGGCTGTTAGATACAAGGCACAATCCATCGGGTGCTTGCGTGGCCTGGACAACCGGAGACTCCCGGTTCGTAGCGAACACAAGGCATTGAACACTCTGCTACAGGGTGCGGGTGCTGTCATCATGAAGGTGGCGACCATCGAAGCTGCTCGTGAGTTCACCAGACGAGGGTGGACACGAGAGGATGTAGCACAGGTTGCTCATGTTCACGATGAGATTCAGTATCAGGCCAAGGAAGACTTGGCTGAAGAGGTGGGGGAGATAGCTGTCAAGGCTATTCAAGACACAGCGAGGATACTTTCCTTGCGGTGTCCACTAGATGGGGAGTTCAAGACTGGCCGCACATGGGCGGAGACACACTAATGGCTAATAAACCAAGACTATTAATCGACGGGGATATCCCTCTGTATCAGGTTGCCTTCTCTTGCGAGGTTTCCGTGGACTGGGGGGATGACTTCTGGACCCTCCATGCTGACATGGGGGAAGCGAGGGAGACCTTCACCTACTGGGTGGAGGCTCAACGGAAAGCTACTCAATGCTTGGATGTAGTTGTCGCCCTGTCTGATACCAAAGCAAACTGGAGGACTTCTATATTCCAGACATACAAGGGCAATAGAGCTGGGAAAAGGAAGCCTGTCATCTTTAATCCTCTGCGTGATTTCGTAAAGCAGAGGTACGAAACAATAGAGTACCCAACCCTGGAAGCCGATGATGTTCTTGGAGTCATCTACGAAAGCGGTGACATCATCGCTTCAGCAGATAAAGACCTGTTGACCATACCCGGCAAGCACTTCAATCCTCAGAAGAGGGAGGAAGGAATCAACTTAGTCAACAAGAAGGCGGCGTATCGCAACCACATGGTCCAGACCTTGGCTGGGGACCAGACAGATAACTACCCCGGTTGTCCTGGGGTGGGGGTAAAGACCGCCGATAAGCTGCTAATGGACTTGACCCTCAAGGATATGTGGCCCTGTGTGGTGGAGAGGTTCCGTAAGTCTGGCTTGGAAGAGGACGAAGCTCTGCTCCAGGCTAGGTTGGCTCACATCCTTCATCCTGGTGAGTACGATTTCGATACCAACTCCGTATTAATGTGGACACCATGAACAGAGAACACTTACTCAAGCTCCATAAGCAGCTAACAACTGAAGCGGAGCTTTTAATGGAGCGGAAGAACCACGACTATGCCGGAGCAGGGGGGGAAGAACCCTTTGCCAACTTCACAAGGTGTGAAGCCATGGGGATTACCTCGACAGAACAGGGATTCCTGGTGCGAATGGTGGATAAGCTAAGTCGTTTATCCTCCTTCTATGAAAGCAGGGAGCTGGCGGTGCGTGATGAATCTCTGAGAGATACAATCTTGGACATCATTAATTACGCTGTTCTGCTTTACGCTTACACTCAAGATACTAAACTTGTTATAGTTCCCGATGACCGGACCTCCTGAAGAACGAGAATTGCCTCCGCTGTCTGAAGTTCTGGTTGTTGATTTAGATAGACGCTTTCCAGATAAATGCCCAGACTTGGAGATGTCCGACAGGGAGATTTGGTTCCAGGCAGGACAGCGTTCAGTTATCGATTTCCTAATAGAACATTTCCGTAAACAACAAGATGATTAATTATGTGCTTTGGTTCTTCTAAACGCCCTCCGCCCCCGGAGATTCCTCCTCCCGTTATCCCGGCTCCTCCCGCTGTACAGACAGCGGCGAAGATGTCCAATCCAAGGGCAGCTGGGGTGAGAGGTAGGTCAAGGATGGGTGAGCAGAGGAGTGCTAGGACAGCACAATCTCGTCGAAGGTTGGGTAAGAAGTCTTTGGTTATCCCAAGGTCTTCCGGACTCAACGCTCCATATTAAATGGCGACTGCTCGAAGTCTGTATTCCAGGATGGAAACAGACCGGATGCCTTATCTGGTCCGTGGGAGGGATTGTGCCAAGCTGACAATTCCGTCCTTGCTCCCCGATGAGGGGGCTAATTCTTCCACGCAGTTCAAGACTCCGCACCAATCTGTTGGTGCTAGGGGCGTAACCAATCTAAGTTCCGCCCTTCTGCTGTCTCTGCTCCCTCCGAACCAGCCCTTCATGCGTCTGGTCATAGAGGAGCAAGCATTGCAGGAGCTGGCGATGGTCCCAGGAGCCAAGGCTGAACTGGACCAGAGCCTTGCTTCAATCGAGAGGGCCATCCTCAGAGAGATTGAAGTCAATAGCTTCAGAGTCGGACTGAGTGAAGCACTCAAGCAGCTGATTGTTACAGGTAATGCTCTTATCCATATCCCCAAGGAAGGAGGACCACGGATATTCAGGCTTGACCGCTATGTGGTTTCCCGTGACCCGATGGGCAACCCCTTGGAGATTATTACCAAGGAAACAATAGCCCTGAGTGCCTTGCCACCAGAGCTTCAAGCAATCGCTGAGACTCACAAGCCTTCAGGAGAAAGCACAAAAGCTTGTGACCTGTACACGGTGGCTCGTTGGGACAACAAGAAGGTCAGAGTTCACCAGGAACTGTACGACCAGATTGCTCCAGGCTCTGAAGGGTCTTACGAAAAGGATAAGTCTCCTTTCCTACCCCTGCGATTCATCGCTGAACAGGGGTCCAGCTACGGCAGGTCCTATGTCGAGGAGTACTACGGTGACCTGAACTCCTTGGAAGGTTTGAGCAGAGCAATCGTTGAAGCTTCTGCCGCTGCTGCCAAGGTTTTGTTCTTGTGTTCCCCTAATGGAACCACGAGACCCAGAGATATTGCCAAGTCTCCCAACGGAGCAATCATTTCCGGCAACGCAACTGATGTAACTGTGCTGCAAATGCAGAAGTACAACGACTTCAGAATTGCCATGGAGGTCATGAACACCATCAATGAGAGGCTTAATTACGCCTTCTTGTTGTCTGAAACTGCCATCCGGAACGCTGAAAGGGTCACCGCAGAGGAGGTTAGATTGGTTTCCGCTGCTGTTGAGAGGTCCCTTGGTGGATTATATTCTGTTCTTAGTCAGGAGCTTCAGCTACCCTTGGTTCGCCGAATCATGGCTCGTATGAACAAGAGTGGAAGACTGCCTAGCATCCCAGACAAGTACATCTCCTTGGCAATCGTTACTGGAGTGGATGCTTTAGGACGGATGAGCGACCTATCTCGTCTTGATACTTTTGTCGGAGGGCTAGGCCAAGTCATCGGCCCTGAAGCTATAGCTACTCATGTAAACATAGGTGAATACTTGAGTCGCCGTGCCGCTGCTCTTGCGATTGATACTACTGGTTTAGTTAAATCGGAAGAAGAGTTGGCACAAGAGCAACAAGCTGCTCAGATGGCACAAATGGCACAAGACACTATTCCAGGTGTAGCTACAGCAGCTACGAAAGGGATGGTAGATGCCGCATCACAACAACAACCTCAACCTGAACAATAATCATGGTAGATAGAGTCGAAGTTAACGCAGAGGAAGCTAACGCTCCTCAAGAGGAACAAAATGTCCAAGATACTCCAGACCGTCCTGAATGGCTACCGGAAAAGTTTACTAGCCCTGAAGATATGGCTACTGCTTATGCGGAATTGGAGCAGAAGATGTCTAGCGACGATGCTCCTGTTCCTGAAGAAACATCTAATCGATTAACTCAAGAATCCCTTATGAAGTACTCTGAAAAGTACTTTGCTGAAGGATTAGATGAGAACGATTACAAAGAACTTGAGGCTTTAGGCATCAACAAGGAGCTTATCGGCCAGTACGCAGCTGGTATGTCTGCTCTACACACCCAGCAGACAGCTCAGGTGTACTCGCAAGTAGGCGGGGAAGAGAACTACACGCAGATGTTGAATTGGGCTACTGAAAATCTAGGCGAGAACGAATCTGTTGCTTTCAATTCAGCTGTTCAATCTGATGACATCAACACCGTACTCATGGCGGTCAGAGGGTTGGCTGCTAGGTACTCTGAAGCAACCGGAACTGAGGCAGCTCTCGTACAAGGGTCTACAGCTGGAAGCGGAGTAGGCCGATATGAGAGTGTTAAGCAGGTAACTGATGCTATTAACGACCCTCGTTATGACAAAGACCCTGCTTATCGGGCAGAAGTAGCCAGGAAACTAGAGCATTCTCAGCTCAGTTAGTGGTAGACTCCGCCGTCCGGTTATAGAGAGTGGCCCCCTGCGGGGGACAACCAAGGCATATCACCGGGAACTTTTAATTTCGTTCCTGAAACTTCAATAGCTAGGGGTTTGCCCTAGTAGGAGGAAAACCTAAATGGTTTCCGTTTCTAAACTTGCTTTAGGCGGTCAAATTCAGGGTAGTGGTGCTTGGTCTGGAACATTTGCGACTGATAATGCGATGTTCCTTAAAGTTTTCGCAGGTGAGGTTATGGCCGCCTACGACAAGTACAATGTTACCGCTGATAAACACCGCATCCGGACAATCCAGTCCGGAAAATCCGCTCAGTTTCCGTTTACGGGACGAGCAGCTGCTGGGCGTTTTACTCCCGGTAGTGACATTCTTGTAGATAATTTCCAAGCTCAGGGAGCTGGCCCTGGAGCTGCTGATACAACTCCAAGTGTTCTAAGTAACATTAAAGTCGCAGAGACTGTCATCAACATTGATGACCTTCTCTTGTCTAGCTGTTTCATTGATGACTTGGACCTTGCGAAGTCGCATTACGATTATCGTGGCCCGTTCAGCCGTGAACTCGGCAGAGCGATTGCTCACGAATTCGACAAGAATGTTTTAGGTGCGGCATTGGTTTCCGCAGCTGCCAATACAGGTGCTGCTGACCCTTACCAAACTTCACAGCACGATACGACATCTATCGCTGCAGCAGATGATATTAGCTCAACCGAGCTTTTGACTGCCATTTATGCGGCAGCTCAAGGGTTTGATGAGCGTTATGTCCCTGATGAAGATAGGTATGTATTCGTGCGTCCTGCTGAGTATTACAAGTTGGTGAAAGACTCTGCTACCGGAAACGGTACGGCGTTGCTTCACCGGGATTACACCAATGCTGGTAATGGCGATTTTGCTGAAGGCTTTGTTCTCAAGGCTGGCGGCATGACCGTTGTCAAGACTCCTCATCTTCAGGTTGACGATGATAGGTCTGACGATGACGGGACTGGCGGCGGGACTGATATGACAGATAGCTGGGATGGTGAACACAATGACTATCGGTTGGACGCTGAGCTGACTGTTGCTTTGTGCTGGCATCCAGAAGCTGTTGGTACTGTCAAGCTGAAGGACATGACTATGGAAAGCGAGTATCTCATTGCGAGGCAAGGAAACTTGCTCGTAGCGAAGATGGCTTGTGGACATAAAGGTCTGCGTCCGGAATGCGTCGCTCGTATTGATGCTGCCGCTGCTACTTGATTCTTAGTCATCATGATTCTCAGGGTCCCATGCCCTAGTTTCATGAGGTTAAGTGTTGTTTGGAGGGGGCCTTTCCTGGTCCCCTCCTTTTTTATAGAATCCTTATTGTTATGAATGCCCTTACAAGATTAGAGGCGGTGAATCTGATGCTCTCCATGATTGGGGAAGCTCCTGTGAACACCGTCGATGGTTCCAAGTCTGCGGATGTATCTCAGGCTGACACCATTCTTACCGAAATAAGTCGTGAAATTCAGAGTGGCGGGTGGCACTTCAATACTGAGTATCAGGTTGAACTGACTCCTGACACGGTTACTTCAGAGATTTACTTAGCTCCGCAGACTCTGCGTATTGACTTAGAGGTTGCGGATTCTCGTGCGGGGACCACAGGTAAATATGTGGATGCCGTTCAACGAGGCAACAGGTTGTATGACCGGGAGAACAAGACTTATGTGTTCACCGATACGGTCAAGGTGACGGTTGTTTATGGCCTTGACTGGGAGGTTGTTCCTCAACCAGCCAAACAGTACATTGCTGTTAGAGCTGGCCGTGTGTTCTGTGACCGCATGATTGGGTCCTCCGATTTACACAGAGTTCATTTTCTACAAGAGACTCAAGCACTTATGAATCTCCGTAACTGGGAAGCAGAGATGGCTGACCACACGATATTCGATAACTTTGATGTCTACCGAGTCATCAATCGGCAGGGACAGCCTAACTCTCTTTAATGCCCTTAATTTCTAAATCCATCCCCGCTCTAAACGGCGGGGTGTCGCAGCAACCTGCTAGTCTCAGATTCCGCACACAATGTGAGACTCTGGAGAACGGGTATCCCTCCATTACGGACGGATTACAGAAGCGTCCCCCAACAGAACACTATGGGAACCTAGTCGGTCCCAATACTTACTGGGCAAGTGGTCACGACCCTGCCGTTCACTTCATAAATCGTGATTTGACGGAGAAGTACATCCTGGGCATTAACTCCCAAGACACTACTGGGGGTCTTCGTTGCCGTGTGTGGGATGCTTTGGGAGTTACAGCTGGGAATGTGGATGAGAAGAATGTCCAGATATCCAGAAGTGCTTTTAACTATTTGGACAGCACAGCTGCTGCTGACTACAGATTTCAGACCATTGGAGATGTGACCTTCATCATCAACCGGACAAAGGTTCCGGCGATGAAAGCAAAGGTAACCGATACGCAGACTCCACAGGCGTTGCTGTTCGTGCGTCAGACTCTTGCCAGCAGCACGGATGAGAAGGTTGTTATCTCCTGGGATGGGAACAAGACTGGCGAAATCAATGATGATGTTGCCAGCACGAAGACACTAGCTGCCAACATTTATGCCGAACTCAGAGGAGACGATATAAACGAAGGTACGGTCACCTTTGATACAGCCTTCAATAGAGTTTTACAGAGCAGCCACGATTTGGTAGTTGGGGACGCTATTAGGTTCACCAATTCCGGAACAGGTTGGGCTAAATACGAAGTTAGAGGGTCGGCTCTGTATAGCCGTACTTCCTATGAGATAGACCCAGAGGCTAGATATCATGTTGTGGCAAAAACTGCCGGGTCGTTTCAAATCGCTACTGAGCCGGGTGGTCCTCCTCTTAATTTTGTTGAGTCCGGTAGTAATCACACAGTTTTTGCGATTGGTACTGACGGTCCTCCAACGGGTTTTGAAAAGTGTGTAGCTACCATCGATGGAAACCTTATCCATATTTCCCATCAAGATGGAGACGATTTTGAACTCACGGTGACGGATATATCCGGGGACAATCTTGTCTCCGTTTACAAGGAATCCTCCCAAACATTTTCAGAGCTACCTGAAAAGGCTGTTGATGGATTTAAGTTGAGAGTTGCGGGAGACCCTGAGCAGGGGCTGGATGACTACTATGTTCGCTTTAATGCTCACGCAGACCCTGGAAGAATTTCAGACGGAGTATGGATGGAAGTAGCTGGTTCAGATATCCCGTACCAAGTTGACGAGACAACGATGCCTCATCTTCTTGTTAGAAAATCAGATGGGACTTTCAGATGCCAGGAAGCCGGACGAGTTAGCTACGAGATAACTTCAGCTGATGACGGCAATGACCGCCTGACTGTGAAGACTGGTCCAGGGGGAACTTCCAATGCCATCCTCATTGAAGATGCAGATTTGGTCGGCTTTGAAGGTATGGATACGGCCTCCATCGGGTTGGGGGAAGAGTCAATCTGGTACGCAAAAGTCATCTCTTCCGCTGCCGATGAACAAGTCATTGAGCTGTACGAAGAAGAAGGACTATCCACGAAGGTGACCTTCGATGTTCTCGCCACGGTAGCCAGCTATGGCTATGTCTACACAGCGGATGCTGCTTATGAAACCTTTACATGGCAAGACCGCCAATGCGGAGATGAGCTGGTAACTCCAGACCCCTCCTTTATCGGTAAAAAGATTTCCGATGTGGCGTACTACAAGAATCGTCTTGCCTTCATCGCTGGCGAGAATGCCATCCTGTCGGAATCCGGAGAGTTCTTCAACTTCTTCAGAACCACGGCTGCTGCTCTTCTTGATACAGCTCCCATTGATGTAGCTTCAAGTCACAAAGCTGTATCCGTTCTTAGAACTGCCATTCCCTATGAAGGGACTCTCATCATCATGGGAGACCGTGTTCAGTTCTCGCTATCTGCTCCTCCGGGTCTATCGTTTACTGCGAAGACTGCGGAAATTCGAGTGGCATCCAACCTGGAAATCTTGGATACCCCTCCTCTCACTTCGGGGAACTCCGTCTTCTTCCCTTTTAGTCGGGGGGACTACACGGGATTCTACGAGTATGTTCACGACCCTAATGTGGAGGGTCAGTTTGAACACTACGAGATTACGGAGCAGATTCCTCAATACATATCTGGGAATGTCACAGATGTGGCCGTGCTTCCTAGAGAGAATCTTGTATTGGCTTTGGCAGCAGACACGGACACCCTGTATTGCTATAAGCATTACAAGTCTGGGAACCAACGCCTTCAATCCGCATGGTCCAAGTTCACTTTTGAGGGAGCAGATATCAGAGGCATTGGCTTCTATGACAATGATTTACATATGGTGGTTCGTCGTGGGACCAACTGGTTTATCGAGCAAGTCAAGTTCAAGACTGGGCGAGTCGATTCCGGTTCCACCTATGTGACCAACCTGGACCGACGCATTCAATATGTCGTTCAAGAATCTGATTTCAACGATGTCGCCAACACGACTACCATCGATGTCCCCTACAACATTGAAGATGGGGACTCAATGGAAGCTATCTCGACTGACGGACTTCGAGCGACTGTTACTGCGGTGACCGGAAGCGGGGATACCATTACTTTGTCGGGAGACAAGAGGGGACAGACGCTATGGTTGGGGCTGAAATACACCATGCTGTTTGAGTTCTCGACACAACATATGATGGAACAGTCCGGGCAATCCCAGAACATCATCTCACAGGGGCGTTACCAGCTCCGTTATGGGACGATTCTTCACGATGAGACGGGGTATTACTCCGTCAAGGTTATCCCAAGCATCACCAGCTTGAAGAATACCTACGAGTATCCCATGACTGGACGAGTCCTGGGGACAATCGAGATTGGGGAAATCCCAATCGTTACAGGTGAACTACGCTATCCGATTCACGAAAAGAACAATGAAGTAATTATTCAAATTTTGAACGACTCTCCCCTACCCTCCAATCTCATGGGAGCTGAGTTTGAAGCTACTTATTACATTCGTTCTGTTCGTGCCTCATGAGCGTTGAGATAGAAGTTCGTCCATCTTCCATAGACGATGCCGCTCTACTTGCTCCTCTATTAAGGGAGGCAGACCGGGACGAAATGGAGGCTGTTCTTGGGGCAGGGTATGACTGTGAAGCGGCGTTGAAGTACGGAATCGAAGTGAGTTATCAACCTTATACGGGATTTATGGACGGCGAACCTGCCGCCGTATTCGGTGTTATACCGGAACCTGTGAAGAAAAAGGTCGGAGCTATTTGGATGATGGGAACGGATGCTATCCCTCAAAACCCCATTCCTTTCCTTAGAAGCTCTCTAATATGGAGGGATAAGTTGTTTGAGCCTTTTAATTTGCTTTGGAATACAGTAGACAAGCGTAATACTCTTCACATCAGGTGGATAAAATGGTTAGGATTTCAATTTATTAGGGAAATACCCCAGTTCGGAGAACAGAAACTTCCCTTTATAGAATTTGCCCAAGTGAAAAAAGATGTGTAGTCCAGAAGCTGTAGGTTTTATTAAAGCTGGTGCAGGTTTAGTTGCGAATATGCAGCAAGCTGGTGAGATTGCTTATCAGAATAGACTTAATCTCTACAAGCACCACCAGACTGTTCAGCAGACCAAAGAGGGTTTCCAAAGCACGATGGGCGGGAAAGCTGCGGAGCTTATGCAGATGTCGGAAGCTTACGGTCAGGAGATTTCAGCAGTTCACGCTCAAACCATCCAAGCTGCTTCTTCCGTAGCTGCAGCAGCTGGAGAATCAGAGACTACGGGACCTTCCGTATTCGCCGCTATTGACGAAGCTTTCGTGAAAGAAGCTCGTGTTGTAGGGGCCATTGAAAGAGAGCGAGGTTTCGCTGAACACGCTTATTGGATGACTGGAGGGATAGAAGCCGAAAGAGCCAGCCGTCAAGCGGAAGCTTCATGGACTCCCCCTCAACCCCAACCAAGTGGGCTGCTTATGATGTTGAATTTTATGGGGGATTTCATGTCAGGGCATAACCAAGGAACAGAAATGGGTCTCGGACAGACTGCTGTTGCTGGTGGGCCTACGGCAGCTGCTCCAGGAGGAAGCTTCCCAGTTGGAGGTTCGCCGGGGAATTACAACATTTCCAGTAGCGTCCTTGGTCCAACATCCCAGTCATGGGGGCGTATTCAAAGCGGGGTAGTCCCTAACGCATTAATGCTAATGGGCGGTAATCGTATGCTTCAGAAATGGGGGCTTGGAATTATATAATGGCTAGAAAACCTAGCGAGTTCGACCCGATTAGGGGAACAAGACCAGACCCTACAAGGAGTTTGGGGAGAATCTATTTGCCTCCCGTGACTGGGAACATGAGGGTCGGTAGAGACCCCAATATCGGTCTACTTAAAAGTCTCTCAAATATGTCTGGAAGCCTTGCTCAATTCATGGCTAACAAACAGGAACCTGTAAAGAGAGAACAGGAGCTGCAAGCGGAACGCATGGTCGCTGAACAGGACGCTGCTGAACTTGCCGCCACGCTTCGGAAATTTGAGGAGACTAACGAGCTTCCTGAAGGTTACTCCCTCCACCATATCAAGCACATTAATGTCCAGCTTGCCAGGAAGGTGTTCAGGGGACTTGAAGATACAGCTGGTAATGCCCTATCACAGTACGATACCCCTGAGTTTCAGGCTGACCCTGATGAACACTTCAGAACCCTTCAAGAAGCGGCACTTACCGACATAGAGGGAAGCACGAACAACATTGATTTCCGTTCAGAGTTTTCCGCTCTAAGTCAAGGTCTTAGTGATAAGTGGCGAAGGGATGCTATACAGCGTCGAGGTAAAGCTCGTGTTGCTAAATCTGTCGATGACCAAGGGGATGCTGTTACGGATGCTTTTTCTAATTTCACAGTAAGTGATGGAAGTCCAGAAGCGATTACTGAGTTAAACACAGCTATAGATAAATTGGGGAAGGAGTTTTCGGCAAGCATTCAAACAAAAACAAGAATAACCACCCCTCCAGGGACATGGGGAGGTCTAGTTTGGAATAGATTTGAAGCCCATTACGATGCGTTAGTACGAGCTGAAGAGTACGACGAGGCTGAAGAGTTTATGGATGCCTTTGAAGTTCTCAATCCTAAAGGGAACATCAATGTCAGTAGTCCAGAAGCTGGTGAATTACCAGTAGACATGAGTGTTGAGGACTACAACGCAAAGAACGCCTTCGCTCACGACTACAAAGCTCAGATTAAAACTAAGAGGAGCGAGTTAGCCGCAGCTAGAGGAGGAGCTACTGGTGGCGGGGATGCCAAGGTTTCGAGGGATAGAGGCACTATTATTGACGGTCATGTTTCGGATGTGCTGGCTACAGATAAGACTAGTGAATTTCTGGAAGCTAATCCCAATGCCACGCCTAACGAGCTTAGAGATTTTTTCAAAACTGAAATAGCAACTGCGATAACGGATATAGATGCGACTATGGTAAATCGAGTGGCTACAGAAGCTGCGGGGAAGGCGTTAGCTAACCTTGCGGGGGAACGCCGAGTCACTCATTCGATTGCGGCTAATCAAACCGCAGATACCCTCGCCGAAGATAAAGCTCTCGGACACATCAGCAAAATCCAAAACTTAAATACTAAAGAAGAATTGGATACAGCAATGAAAGCAGCCCAAGCCGACATGACAACTCCGGCAGAGAAGCAAGCGTTGATACAAGTTCAAAATGCGTTTGACACAAAATCTACTAATCGGAATAAGATTAGAGGTGCTTTCGATAGAAAATCTGTTGCGAGTGGGGAAGACTTTTTACGGGCAGGGGATAGAGCAATCAGAGAGATTATAGGAGAGGCAGACCCAACCTTACTTGACAAGGTTGCCCCCACTGAGTTACCTGCAGCTGCTATAGACCTGCTAAAGGATGAGGTAGATGACTACAGGGAGACGATAGAAAAGTGGCTAATTGATGCAATCAATAACACAGACATTTCCACGCCTGAACTGGAACACGCCCTTATCACTAAATTCAACGAAGCTGAAGAAGGTTGGCAAGCCGCTGCGATTGAGAGAATAAGAGGAATAGTGGAGAAGCAGAGAGAGAAGGTCGCTGCGACTATGACGGAACGAAAGTTTGGGCTGGAGATTGTAGGTGTAGATGCCCCAGATATGGCGTGGGGAGAGATATGGGGAGGGAAACAGGCCGATTCTTTTATATCTCTATACCTAGCAGATAGAGCTTCAGCAGCTTGGGAATCAGGTCACGCCAACGAGCTAGCCAATTTTCGGAAAGACTTTAATCAACTCTTCAAGCAAATTGCGGAGGGACCTCATCCTGGCCGTCGCCGTAGGGGATGGGGGGGATGGATTACAGGCGAGAATTTTGTAAAATTCCCAGACCAGAAAGGATTTCGAGGAGTTGTTCAGAGAGATGGTCTACCCGTAGCTTCGTATGCTGCTAGGGATTGGACAACTTTTGACCTGGAACAAGCAGAAGTAGACCAATTATTTACTCATTATCAGGTTGCAAACGCCATTGAAGGATGGAGACATGGGCGAGATATCGCCAAGTTTGAAGTGTCTGCCCAGGGAGACCTTCGGGATGCTGCAGGTTGGGTAGTTGACCCTGAAGTCCTGAATCCTGCTAGATTTGCCGTCATTCCTAGTGAGCATCTTATGGATATGAAAAACTTTCTAGCTACTGATTATGAGGGAGCTGTAGATGTCCTGAAAGGAAAGACTTGGGAACAAGCTTATGAAGAAGCTTCTCCAGAAGAACGGGTAACGCTGAAAGAAGAAGCTTTAGTCCTTGAGGACGCTAAAGAATTTATGGAGCGATTTAATAAGCTCCCTAAGCAGTATCAACAATCCCCGATTGCGGTGTATCATCTTCAAATTAAATCCTTTGAAGACTGGGATGTAACTATGGGGATGAACTCAAAGTATAAAGGGGACTATTAATGCCTGGATTCGAGGACCTCTATAAGAACAACGCTGGATATTCCGCTTGGAAATCTAAAACTCTGGATGACCCTGAGTTTTCGGCGAGTGAACTAGCTCCTTTCGGTATAGGAGGGAAGCAGAGTGAGGATAAAAGTCACGGATTCTGGGGGACATTCGCCGATGTAGGTAAAGGTATCGGTCTTGGAGCTGCTGGAGCCGTTGAAGGTATCCTAGAACTCCCTACAATCTTTGGTGCTAATTACGATATTCCGGACAACTTCGGAATGGGCCATGCCGACACCACAGCTGGCAAGTTCGCTGAAGGATTATCTCAATTCTTCCTCCCTTTCCTGGTTCCTGGGGCTGGTTGGGCCTCGAAATTTCCTAGAGCTGTTGGACTAGCTAAAACCGCCAAAGGATTGGAGAAGGTTTCTGGAGGAGCGTACAAATTCGGTAAGTATCTAGCCGGAGACAAGATGGGCCTCACTAAAAGGTCCAAAGAGTGGGCTAAAGCATTCCGTCAAGAGGCTGTATTGGCTCGAAATGAGGGAAAACTGTTCAAATCCTGGGCAAAAAGAGGCCAAGCTGGGGCTGTCGAGCATCTTCCCGAAACAGCTGGAGCTGCTCTTGGTGGAGCAATGGTCGATTTCTCTGTTTGGGACCCAAAGGACCCTCGTCTATCTAATCTAATCCAAAGCGTGGATGGGCTTGCCAACCCCGTCACAGATTTCCTTGAGATGAAGGATACTGACTCGTTATTGACGGGAAGAATCAAGCAGACCCTGGAAGGAGCTGGATTGGGGATGTTTGTTGATGGGTTTATAAGCGGAATCAAGGGTCTTAGAGCCTTTAACAAGGCTAAAAGGGCAGGAGGAACAGACGCACAGGCCCTTAAAGATGCTCAAGATATAGCTTGGGCGGATACTGTAGACAAGATTCAGGATGAACACGGTTTATCCAGGGAATCCGCACGACTTCTAGCTTCTATAGGTAACTTGGGGAGCGATTTAACAGGAATCCAATACGGAAGTATGCTGAAGGATGCTACTGACAGGCTATTCAAGCTGGAAAGAGCCACCGTAGAAGACCTTCCCCTCCGTCTTCAGGGTCTCGTAACTCACGAGGAACTGAGCAAAATGCTTGTCAGGAACATTAGTGAGCTGGACCGTTTGGTCAGCACTAATCTGGATGGAGCATTGGACGATGGAGCAATGGATGCTCTTATTCAAGCAGGACACGCAGTATCTGGAGAGTACAAAAGAGCCGGAACTGTTATTGCTCCTGCTTTATGGGGAAAGGATGACAAGCTGTGGGCATACCTGAATGCCATTATGTCTGCTAAAAATGACCCCATAAGCCATGTCGGAGCTTCAAGTATGGCTTTAGCGGCATGGAAAATAGCTGGCCGTCCGACAGATAGGAAAGTTATTACTCAAGTCGTGACGGATGCCTTGACGGATACACGGGCTAGTGCTGAAGGGGCATCGAAATCTCTTGCGTCTATGGATGCCCAGACTGAGAAGGTGATTGATTTGCTTTCTAAAGCTGATTCGTTACCTGAAGCTCAGTTGTTGGATATGGTCACCGAAGGTCAATCAAAAATTAGGGAGTTCTCTCAAGCATTCCACGACTCTCAACGAGTTGTCGTGGATACGCACCAACTCCATCTACTTGATGCTGAAGTTTTACGGAGTCTGGGCTACCCAGACCCTTGGAAGATGCTGGGTAAACTGAAGCCAACTGGGGAAATTGCCTATCGAGCCGTCATAAGAAAAGTGGCAAAGAGATTGGGGATGGAACCGAGAGAAGTTCAAGAAGCTATGTGGGCTGGGATTGTCGGAACTAAAGGTCTATTGGCTCACTATCGAGGGAATGTGGACGATGTAATCAAGAACATTGGCGGGAGCGAGATGCGAGGTCTTTGGGACCACAGCCAAATATATGGAGAGCTGCTGAAGAATGAGAAGTTTGTAAACACACTCATAGAGAGTGGGGTTTCCAAGAGAACTTTGACAATGCTGAAGAACAGAACTGGGAAATTCAAGATTGAAGAACCCGCTCCATTGAACATCGGGTCACCTGAAGGACTCAGAAAGGCTATAGATACGATTCGCCTTCGGACTGGGGAGGGGTCTACTAGCGGAACCCCAGAAGCCATGCGTCAGCTTATTGCGAAGAGTACTAGGGAAGCTAGAGAAGCTGGAATTGAAGGTCCGACCATCATCGCTAGAGAAGCAGATAAGTCTGGGATTGTTCACCCAGGAGCAACGGGAGACCGCCGTGCTTGGATAGGGGATGCGACTGTTGAATACGGTCCCGGCAAACCTGGAGCAGCTGGGGAACACGCTGGGATGCCTGATACTTACGAGTACCGAGCTAACTTAAAACCTTCTCTTCCTTATGGGCCAGCTCACGCAAAGAAACTCCTAAACCAGAGTAAAAATCCTGAACTGTTTAATGCCCCGATAGAGGAAGGAACTCGTGTGGGCGTTAGAATAAATATAAACGCATCCAAGGGAGGCGTGTCTGTTCAGACCGTTCACAAAGCTTCCAAGACACAACATAAAGCCCATACGGGCAAAGTACTTGCATACCAAGGTGAGGTCTTTCTCTCTGATGTAGATTTTGGAGTTCGGCAAGCCGCTAGAGAAGCTGTTGCTGGAGGGAAAGCGAAGTCTCCTTTCGCTACTGTGAATGGCAAGGTACAGAAAAAGCCAGCCATATTTAAAGAATCTCAGCGACCTACTTGGCCCCCGTTCACGGGACGAGCAAATATGAGAGCTGCGAGGCGAGAGACTGCGGAGATATTGGAAGCTGAACGGAAGGGGCAGAAGTACGACGGTGTTGAAGTCTCTTTCAATCCTAAGCGAGAACATATGTTTCTCACTAAGAGTGGCTATGCCATCAAACACGCCGATGAGGTCACCGTCGTAGGAAACAAGGCGTATGCCAGAGGCAAGATTACCTACTGGAAAACAAGCGAACTTGTGGACCTTGGTATGCCCGTCAATATCCCTAGACAGGGAGCGGAACGGCCCACCGATGCTGCTAAAGCTAGAGGAGAAACTGATTGGATTCCTAACTTCCTGAGAGAATCAGAGAAGGTCTATTCACCGGG